TTAATACAAGAGAGAGCCGGATGCCTTGAGCAGTTAGCATCTTTAAATGACGCTTCTGCGAACTGAGCCGCCTTGCGGTCGGCTCGAAAGAGCCAAAGAAGATAAGCGCCTCGGTAGCACGGGGCGCCGTTCAGTTCGCGACAAAATCAACACTCTTGAAAAGGAGCTTGAATAGCATAATGCGGAAACGGGGTGACAGCGGTGAGAAAGCTGAAGAAATACACGCCGACACAATTCAAGGCGCCGGATTCCGTGTATGACAAAGCCGCCGCCGACTACGCCGTTGCCTTCATAGAGTCTCTCAAGCATACCAAGGGTACATGGTCCGGCAAGCCGTTTCAGCTTATCGACTGGCAGGAGCAGATTATACGTGACATATTTGGGACTTTGAAGCCGAACGGCTATCGGCAGTTCAACACAGCCTACGTTGAAATTCCAAAAAAGATGGGCAAAGAACTGGCGCTCAATACACTGATACCGACGCCCGATGGGTTTACAACGATGGGACAAATTGCGCCGGGTGACACCGTGTTTGACGAACTCGGAAAGCCCTGCAGAGTAATCGCCAAAAGTGCAGTTGACTTTGATGAGCAGGCCTACCGGATTACATTCAAGGACGGTCAGGTCATCGAAGCCGGTGAAAACCATCAATGGGCAGGAGAATACACCCGCGGAAAGCGAAAGCCGTGCATCATGACAACCGATGAAATATATCGTATGCCAAGGGACGGCAACTGCTTTCGATTTCGCATTCCTGTTGCCTCATGTGCAGACACGCAGGAAGCCGTTCTCCCCGTTGAGCCATATCTCATGGGATATTGGCTTGGCAACGGGTGTGCCACCAAGTGCCGTATCACAATCAGGACGGAGGATGTCGCCGGTGTCCTTAGGCGCATTCAGCCCTGCCACAATGTTGATAGAATATGGAACAATGTCGGTGACAGTATACACATATATATTTCCGACCTTTGCCCCGTCCTTTGTGAAAGCTATCACGATAAAGTAATACCGCAAGAGTATCTTCGAGCGTCAAGAGATCAGCGGCTTCATCTCCTGCAGGGCTTAATGGATTCAGACGGCTGTGTGAGCGGTGTCAAGGGTCAGGCTATCTACACATCTGCGGAAAAGGCTCTGTCTGAAAGCGTGAGTGAGCTGTTATGGAGTCTGGGTATTAAAAATGCGATAACCACGGCTCCGTCAACACAGCGATTGGATTGGGCAAAAAAGAGTGCGAAATGCGGCAGAATACATACAGGCGAAACACTGTACTATGTAAAGTTCACCGCATTCAAGGATATGCAGGTCTGCGCTCTGCACCGCAAAAATCAAAACAGAGTACCGCGCAATCCGAACACACGAAGTCATTATCGGTATATTGACAAAATAGAACCCATTAAGAATCCGGGTATGCAGTGCATACAGGTTGACAGTCCGTCTCACCAGTATTTGGTGGGGCGTTCTTTTTTGCCGACACACAACAGCGAGCTCGCGGCGGCCATTGCCCTTCTGCTCACCTGCGGCGACGGCGAGGAGCGTGCGGAGGTGTACGGCTGTGCCGCAGACAGAAATCAAGCCTCTATCGTTTTCAACGTGGCGGCGGATATGGTTCGTATGTGTCCGGCACTGTCAAAGCGTGTGAAAATCCTTGATTCAACCAAAAGGCTCATCTATCAGCCGACGGGCAGTATCTATCAGGTGCTCTCCGCCGATGTCAGTAACAAGCACGGCTTCAACACACACGGCGTTGTGTTCGATGAACTTCATACTCAGCCGAACAGGAAACTCTTTGACGTTATGACCAAGGGCAGCGGCGATGCGCGCGAACAGCCGCTGTTTTTTTTAATCACCACAGCCGGGGACAATCAGAACAGCATCTGCTGGGAGGTGCACCAAAAGGCGAAGGACATCCTCGAGGGCAGAAAAAATGACAGGACGTTTTATCCTGTCATTTACGGCGCGGCTCCTGAAGATGATTGGACGGACCCCGCGGTATGGAAAAAAGCAAATCCCAGCTTAGGTATAACCGTCGGGATTGACAAGGTCAAGGCCGCCTGTGATTCTGCAAGACAGAACCCGGCCGAGGAAAACAGCTTCAGACAGCTTCGCCTTAACCAGTGGGTTAAGCAGTCAGTCCGCTGGATGCCGATGGAGAAGTGGGACGCCTGCGCTGATGAATTCAACATTGATGAGCTTGCCGGCAGGGAATGTTACGGCGGGCTTGATTTATCATCGACGACAGACATCACCGCTTTCGTGCTTGTCTTTCCGCCGCGGACAGACGATGAAAAACACATCGTTCTGCCGTTCTTCTGGATACCAGAGGAAAATGTCGACCTGCGCGTCCGTCGCGACCATGTGCCGTATGACGTGTGGGTCAAGCAGGGTTTCGTCAACACCACCGAAGGCAACGTGCTTCACTACGGTTTCATCGAAAAGTTCATCGAACAACTCGGTGAAAAATATAACATCAGAGAAATCGCCTTCGACCGATGGGGCGCGGCGCAGATGGTTCAGAATCTTGAGGGCATCGGCTTCACCGTCGTGCCTTTCGGGCAGGGCTTCCGGGATATGTCGCCGCCGACAAACGAGCTCATGCGGCTCGTCCTGGGGCGTGAGCTAAACCACGGCGGTCACCCGGTTCTCCGTTGGATGATGGACAACATTTTCATCCGCACCGACCCCGCCGGCAACATCAAACCGGACAAAGAAAAGAGCACCGAAAGAATCGATGGCGCGGTGGCAACTATAATGGCGCTGGGCAGGGCGGTGCTGAATACGGGCTCGACCGGTGATTCCGTCTATAACAACAGGGGCTTACTCATCATATAAAAAGCGCGCCGTTCGTTCAGAACGACGCGCTGACCGTCAACCAAGATATTTTGAAACATCGAATTTACCGTTGATAATATTGTGTATTTCCACCGTGTCATTAATAACGACATAAAACACCAAATAGTCATCAACAACCATTTTGCGATAATTATACTCCGAAACAGCGGTTGGATACTCTTCACACATATTCGGCATATCCTGAAGCAGTCCGATTTTTTCAATGATGCGGTCATACTTTTTAAGAGCCGTTGCGGTATAAAACTGTGACAGATAATCAACCATATCAGACAGGTCTTTTTTCGCGGACGGGAGCAATACTATTTTATACTTTTTCATTCAGCCGCTCCCTCAACTCAGCCGCCGTTTCAAAGAAATCGAACCGCTCGCCCGTGCTTTTTGCCTCTACCGCCGAAGCTCTGAGCTTGTCGGAGATTATCCTGTCTTTCATAATGGCTTCGTACTGCTCAATGCTCATAACCACCATATCGCCGTATCCGTTTTTTGTTAGGAAAACGGGCGCTGCGTTTTCATGCACGATTTTTGAAATATCGGCAAAGTTGTTTCTCAGGTCTGTTACAGGTCGAATATTAAACATATCTGCACCTCCCTCTATATTATATCTTAATTCTATCATAATTATGCGTGACTGTCAACGCTCCAGGAGATGATTGATATATCCAAACACAAACTGAGCTTCCGTTCCCGCGACAAGCCCGTGCAGGACAGCCTCAATGGCAGTCAGTACAGCTTCTATTTCGGTCCGACGACAAGCGGCAAGCCTGTCAATGAACGAACCGCCATGCAGATAACGGCGGTTTACGCCTGCGTGAGGATTCTGTCGGAAGCGATTGCCGGACTTCCACTACACCTGTACCGTTATGATGATTCCGGCGGAAAGGTTAAGGCAGTCGAACACCCGCTGTACCGTCTGCTCCATGACGAGCCAAACCCCGAGATGACCTCATTCGCGTTTCGTGAAACGCTGATGGGGCATCTTCTTTTATGGGGCAACGCCTACGCACAAATTATTCGTAACGGCAAGGGTGAGGTCATGGCGCTCTATCCGCTGATGCCGGACAAAATGACCGTCGACCGTGACGAGCGCGGGAATCTGTATTACCTTTACCGTCAGACAAAGGAGGACTCCCCGACGCTCGGCGGCGCTTCTCAGGTATACCTCCGGCCGTCAGATGTTCTGCACATTCCGGGTCTCGGCTTCGACGGGCTTGTCGGATACTCTCCGATAGCCATGGCGAAGAACGCAATCGGCGTGGCGGCGGCCTGCGAGGAATTTGGGGCGAAATTCTTTGCCAACGGCGCGGCGCCCGGCGGCGTGCTCGAGCACCCGTCTGTCGTAAAGGACCCCGAACGTCTGCGCGAAAGCTGGAACGCCGTCTATCAGGGCAGCGGCAACGCGCACAGAATCGCCGTTCTTGAGGAGGGCATCAAGTATCAGCCAATTGGTATCAGCCCCGAGCAGGCGCAGTTCCTTGAAACGCGGAAGTTTCAGATTGACGAGATAGCGCGAATATTCCGGATGCCGCCGCATATGGTCGGCGACTTGGAGAAGTCGAGCTTTTCAAACATTGAACAGCAGTCGCTGGAATTCGTCAAGTACACGCTTGACCCATGGGTGGTTCGGTGGGAGCAGAATATATTCCGCTCGCTTCTGTCCTTAGATGAAAAGAAGACGCTCTTCGCGAAGTTCAATGTGGACGGACTTCTCAGGGGCGATTACCAGAGCCGCATGAACGGCTATGCCGTGGCAAGACAGAACGGCTGGATGTCCGTCAACGATATTCGCGAGCTCGAGGATATGAACCTCATTCCCGAAGAGCTTGGAGGTAACAGGTATTTATGCAACGGGAATTTTGTAGATCTTGCTCGTGCCGGGGACTGGTCGGAGAAATACACATCAAACGAGGAGGCTGAAAATGAATAAAAACAACAGGCACTTCTGGAATTGGGTTAAAAACGAACAGGAGGAAAGCCCTGTCCGCGAGCTTCACATCAACGGAGCAATAGCGGAGGAAAGCTGGTATGACGACGATGTGACGCCGAAGCTGTTCCGCGAGGAGCTGCTTTCCGGCGAAGGAGATATCGTGCTCTTTTTATGCAGTCCCGGCGGCGACGTTTTCGCAGCGTCGCAGATATATACCATGCTCATGGAGTACAAGGGCAACGTCACCGTCAAGATTGACGGCATAGCGGCAAGCGCCGCAAGTGTCATCGCCATGGCGGGAACTGAGGTGCTGATGTCGCCAACATCGTGCATCTTTATTCACAACCCGCTCACGATAGCTTTCGGCGACGCGGAGGACATGCAGAAAGCTATAGCGATGCTCGGCGAGGTCAAGGAGTCAATAATTAATGCCTATG